GGACAGAAACACTTTATGAAAACTTTGATGATTTCTTTAAAAAGTATCCTCTTGTTTATAAACAAGTAATGAATGGAGCAGGTCCATTTACTTTGGATGGTAGAGATGAAGCTGGTCTAAAAAAAACAATAGCAATGAATATTGCACACTTAAATCAAAATCGAGCAAAAAAACTACTATTTAAAATAATGGAAGAAAATATTGAAAGATGGTGGGATTAACTATGTGGCAAGTATATGTTTTAATGGGAATAGTAACTATAGTAGTTGCTTTCCTATGGGTACGAGGAATTGTTTATATGCAAGAGAATCATCCTGACTATAAAGGAGGTAAGCAGGAAGGATTTGATTTCGATGATGAAATAAAAGACTGGGACGTAACAATAGCAGACGGATTAGATGAATTACAAAAACAAGAAAAACAATGAAAGAAGAAATAAGACCAATCCACAAATTCAACAACGGTAGAGGAGCAATGTTGTGTAACAACTGCAGAACAATAATTTCCACAGGTCCAGCAACTAAAGAACTATTTTGTGAAAAATGTAAAGGAGAAAAACAAGTACAAGCATTCTATGAACTGATGGAAAAAGAAGTACATTTTAATAGAGGAAATTTAAACAAATAGTTGGTTATTCAAAATAAATTTCGTATATTTAGTTATATAAAAAGGTATAAAATGAAAAAATACAAATTAATAAAACAGTACCCAGGAAGTGTAGAATTAGGTACTATTGTTAGTAGAAAATGTACAACTGATATTTGGAAAGGAACCACTTACTATGAAACATATCCAGAATTCTGGCAAGAAGTAATTGAAAAGGATTATGAAATTGTAAGTCAAGTTACAAAATACAATCCTTTAGATGACTACAAAGCATCTGGAACTAAAATACACTCAGTAAAACGTCTTTCTGATGGAGAAATATTTACAGTAGGTGATTTAATTACAGGACATTCTCACACAGATGCTAGAGCTATTGAAGAAATTAAAATAAGATATGATGGATCAATTGGATTAGAACAAAAGCATGGTAGTACCGAATTAATATATGCAACTAAAGCAAAAAATCCAATCTTTCTAACACACGATGGAAAAGATATTTTTGAAGGAGACAAAGTATGGTGGGTGAGAAAAGATAGTTCCTACTACGATTCTCTTATATCAGTGCCTGGAATGAAATTTTACTCAAACCTAAATGCATACTTCCTAACACAAGAAGCAGCTTTAAATTATATTAATAAAAACAAAGTTCTTTTTACAACAGAGGATGGAGTTGATATTAAAGAAGGAGATATTTGTTATTTTGTAGATACAGACTTTAGCGTAAGTATGATGAAAGCACATCAAGGAGCTGGACAATACTCAGAAAGGAAATATTTCTCAACATTTGAAAATGCAGAAAACTATGTAATACTAAACTCAAAAAGTTTATCAATAGAGGATTTTTGGGAGATAACATGCATGTCAACAAGCAATTTCAATAAGAGTACTTATATGAGAGATTTAGTAAAAAAGGCATTAGGAATAAAATAAATGAGAAAAGGCTTGCTTACGCAGGTCTTTTTTCGTATATTTAAGTATAAATAAAAAATAAGAGTTATGATAAAAATTTGGCACATTAGCGACACTCACACGTATCACGATCAATTACAAATACCACAAGGTATCGACATGGTTATACACTCAGGTGACTGTAGTAACCCAAGAGATCCTTACAACAACGAACCTGAGGTAAGAAATTTTATTCATTGGTTTAAATCATTACCTATCAAGCATAAAGTATATGTTGCAGGTAACCACGACACCTCTATTGAAAAAAAATTAGTTACTAAAAAAGATTTTGAAGACTACAATATTTACTATTTAGAGGATGATCTAGTTGAAATACAAGGGCTATTGATTTATGGAAACCCATACACACCAAACTTTGGATACTGGGCTTTCATGAAAGACAGAGTTAAATTAGATCGATACTGGCCTCAGGCAATGCCTTCTTATGTTGATATTCTAGTAACACATGGTCCACCAAAAGGTATTTTAGATAAATCATACGATAGAAACAATGTATTGGAGTGCTGTGGTGATAAATCACTTTTAAACAAAGTGTTACAAGTAAAACCACAATATCACTTGTTTGGACACATTCACAACTGTAAGGATATAGTTAATGCTGGAATGCAAAAATTAAGTACATGTGATACTTGGTTTAGTAACGGATCAGTTGTAACAGATGGTAAATTTGGTACACTAAGTAGTAACGGAAATATAATTGAAATAGATATATAAAATGAACACATACAAAAACAGATACGGTGATCAATTCACTTTCACACTAGACAGTGATAAAAATATTTTATGGGAAGGGAATTTTAATTACTGTAGAATTGGTTATCCAAACGATTACACAAAAGCATACAATGCTTACGTAGCAGATGGAGGCAGATTAAGCTTCAGTGAATTTAAAGATACTGTACATAAGTACGATGAGGATAAAAGAGAATATACTCATGTAAAATACCTAAATTTAGTTACATCAAATAAAGACATCATTGATATGGTAGATCCCTCAGGTGGTCCTTACATTGGTTGTGGAGATAACATGGGTAGGTATGGTGAGGAGTTTGAACAAATGATTGTAGAACGATTTGAAAGTATTGATACAGGATATAAAATTATTGTAAAATAAATTAAAAAAAGCTTGCTTAGGTAAGCTTTTCTTCGTATATTTAAGTATAAATCAAAATAAAAGTTATGATATTTAAAAAATTATTCAAGTACACACCTACCACTCAGGAACAACAATTTATAGACATTGCTCAAGATTTATTAAATCACCCAGACACAGTAGTTAGAATGACTTTCTCTTCAAGAAAATATTTCTTAACAAACGAAAAAAAGCATTACTATATGATGCTTCAACATTCAAACGTACAAATAACTAATACAAAATTCTCATTCTGTAAATCAATCCATGAAAAAGCATATGATATGATTTTAGAATTAGTACATGATTTTATTGAAAAAGATAGACAAGCCCTAGAAGATCAAATCTTTGACAATGAAAACAAAATGCTTGAGCAAGTAAGAACTAAATTACAATTAACAGCATAATGGAAAAAGTTACAATAGCAAAAGCAACTATAAACGACAATGAAGTTAGTTTAGTAAAACAATACGATAGGTACTTTATTTACTGGGGAGAACCACTAGATAACTACCAGTCATCAACTGAACTACTAACTCCCTCAGGAAGGATACCATCACAAACATCAGCACATAAAAAATTCATACAAGCAGTAAAAGCAGCAAAGTATTTAAAATTTAGTAAACTGTAATGGAAAATAAACCTAAAAACCCGGACGCTTTTCCTTGTGATAATAAATCAGAAGGTTATTCAGGAATGACTCTTAGAGATTATTTTGCAGCTAAAGCAATGCAAGGATATATATCAAATCCTACAGTAACACAAACATTAGCTGATAATTTGACAGATGAACATCCTTTGGTATATATAACCGAAATGGCATATGAAGCAGCAGACGCAATGTTAAAACAAAGAGAAGAGATATGATTTCATTTTCAACATTGGTATTTGTATTACTGATACATTTTTTAGCTGATTTCGGGTTACAGACACATGATCAGGCTACAAAAAAGAGCACAGATGTAATATGGTTAACCTATCACGTAGCTGTTTACTCACTAATGTGGTTATTTGCAACATTTGCTTATTATGGAGATTTAGCATTAGCTTTACAGTTTTCACTTGTAACATTTTTAGTACACTGGATCACAGATTTCTTTACAAGTAGAATAGGTAAACCATTTTGGGACAAAGGTGATTTACACAACGGGTTTGTAGTAATAGGTTTTGACCAACTCTTACATTATGTACAACTTGTACTAACACTACTAATACTAACTAAATAATGGCAGCAACTTCAGGTAATAAGTACGATGTTTTTAGTTGGATAGTGAGCATTTACAGTTCTTGTGAAACTTTACAACATTTACTGGCAACTAAAAGATTGGAAAGAAAATTTAATGACAGGTTTGATGATGTCAAACTAAAATCTAGGTTAGATGGACACTGGATGATAGCTTATCAAAGACTACAGGACAAAACAGGTAAAACATAACAGATATGACTATAACACATAAATACGTAGACTTTATTCTAGACAGTATCATTCAGGATAGGGTAACTGTGCAACTTTACAAACCGTGTGAGAACGGTTCCAGAGTGCAGGTTAAGTTAGGGCCTACTGTACACTGTAAAGTTAAAATTGAAGTAGTGGAAAAGTATTCAAGATCTGCTAAATTAAAACTAACATTTGATAGGTATGAGATTGAACAGATATTCTTTATGCCATGTAATTCTAGCCCAGATTCTATAGAATTCAACACAGTAGGTAAAATTGAAAAATTAGTAAACAAAACTTTTATTGACGATAGTAGAACTGAGGACATAAAACAGATGTACGAAAAAGAGAATAGAAGACTTGCTGAGGCTTTTTCAAAAATTGTAGGAAGAAAAGTTAAATAAAATGGAATTTAAAACATATACAGGTAAAGAAACATTAATAGAAGATGGATTTCAAGTATTTACTCACCCTGTGATGAGTGAACTTATCCCTTATTACGAGAAAAATTTAGAGAAGATTGCAAAGGAAGTGGAAAGTAGGGATGTGTTTAGAACAAAGTTGGGTGATATAAAACAGATTCAGAATCTAAATTTTGAAGGAGTAAATAGTATTCTTGCTAACTTAATAGGTGCAAAGAAGTTTAAAGTATTGAATAACCAGTACTTCTGTAAACCACCAAATTATAAAATGACATCAGCTCATCAAGATAATGCCTATTTTGAAAGTAATAGGAAAGTTTACACTTTTTGGATACCGTTACAAGATGTAGATACACTAAATTCATGTATGTTTTACGTTCCTGGAAGTCACAAAGAGGGGTTAGTAGAACACAAAGTAATAGGTACAAATGTAAGAACTAGGACAGGAAAGACAGGTTTCTCTTTGTACTCTGACTATTACCAAAATAAAGATTTTGTAAAAGTACCTATGAAAATGGGAGAGATATTAGTTCACGATAAGGACTGTATGCACTTCAGTTCACCTAATTTATCAGACGATTACAGAATTGCAATAACAAGTATAATTGAAATAATAAACTAATGAGATACACAGACAGGCATAACAAGGCTTACATAGGGTTACTAAATTTCGAAGGAGATGTTTTTAGAGCTTATGAAGAAGGAAATGGAATTTTCACGATAGTAGATGAAAAGATGAATACTGTGGTAACTTGTACTGCAGATACCATTATACAAGTAATGGAAGGAAGAGTACAACTTAGAAGTGCCCACGGTAGAGTATACAACTTTGCAGAAGAACATGCAAATGCCAAACCAACTAAAAAAGCACTTTATAACTTCCTTAAAGTAGAACGTCCAGTAAAAGAGACAGCAATTGAATTTGCAAAATGGATGAGAAGAGTTGTAATGTACGAAGCAGTAGTAGATACGTTCTTTTATGATGGAAAAGCATACGAAAATATTGAACAGTTATATGATCTTTATGAACAAACTAGATAAGATTAAGTGTTGGTTTGGAAACCATACAGGAGAGATAATTAAAAAAGAGAGAACAAAGGAGGTAGATTACGTTTCAGGATGTTACTTAACCCGGAATGTGCTCCACTGTGTACACTGTAAAAAATCTTACTACAAAAGAACCGATAACATTATCGGTATTGACGACAAAGGGTGGAATTGGATTACAACAGATTACTTTTTTTTAATATGAACAAACTAGATAAAGATTACACAGACCTACTTCAAGACATTCTTGATAACGGAGTAACAAAACAAGACAGAACCTTAACGGGAACAATCTCAGTATTCGGAAGACAAATACGTCACAGTATGAAGGATGGTTTTCCACTTCTTACAACTAAGAAAATGCCATTCAAAACAATCGTAACAGAACTTGTTTGGTTCTTACGAGGTGATACCAATATTAAGTTTTTGGTTGATAATAATTGTCATATTTGGGATGGAGATTGCTACAAATATTACCTAAATAATTTAAAAGCTGACCACGGTGAGGGACCTGATTGGATGACTCGTGATATTGATTTTCAATATTTAAAACAAGAAGAATTCATTAACAAAATCAAAACAGATGATGAGTTTGCTAAGAAGTGGGGTGATTTAGGTCCAATTTATGGGGCAGGTTGGCGTAGATGGAATTCAATTACCAAAAAGTGGTGGAATGACCCTGAGTACCAAGGATATGGTTCAGATACTAGAAGTGGTTGGGAATATGATGAGACTCAAATAGACCAAATCCAAAACCTAATCAACGACCTTAAAACAAATCCAGACTCAAGAAGGCTTCTTGTATCGGCCTGGAATCCTGCCGATTTACCAGTTACTGATTATAGAACCGATGATGAACTTTATCAAGATTATTTAAGAAAAAATAGTTAAGTTCTTTTAGTTTTTTTCTTTTAGTTATATATTTATTATAGATGGGACGGTTCAAAAAATACAAGACGGAGCAAGAAAAAGTAGAAGCACAACGAGCTTGGGCTAAGGAGTACTATCACCGTAACAAAGAGATAATAAATAAAAAAACAATGGAAAAATATTATGAACTACGAAAGAATATACAGTCAGATAGTAGACAGGGCGAAAAATAGAGTGTTGGAATCATATACTGAGAAACATCACATACTACCAAGATGTATGAATGGTTCTGATGATAGAGATAATTTAGTGAATTTAACTGCTAGGGAACATTTTATATGTCACCAGCTACTAGTTAGAATCTATCCTGAAAATCCAAAACTTAAATTTGCACTATGGGCAATGTGTAATATGAAAAGTAAGAGACAGGACAGATATACACCAAGTTCTAGAATCTATGAAAGGGCTAAAAATGAAGTAGTAAAGTTGATTAGTGAAAAGAAAAAGGGTACTAAGGTAAGCGATGAACAAAAAAGAAAGACAAGTGAAACACTTAAAGGTAGAAAAAGACCTACGGAAGTTACTAGTAAAATAGTTAACACCAGGAGAGAAAGCGGTGAGTGGAAACATTCCGAAGAAACCAAGAAAAAAATAAAAGATAACAATGGTATGAATCGTGAAGAAGTTAGGAATAAATTAAAAGGACGTACTATAAGTGAAGAAACTAGAAAAAAGAGGAGCGAATCATCAGTTAATAAAAGACCTTGTAATATTGAAGGTGTGCGATATGAAAGTATCGCAGAAGCGTCAAAAGCTTTAAATATTAAATGGGATAAAGTTAGTGATAGGATTAAAAGTAAGAGTGAAAATTTTAAAAATTGGAGTTATGGAACAGGAAATTAACCAAACAACAATACCGACAAAATGGTATAAAACAGAACAAATATCAACGTGGATTGGTGAACCACTAACTACTGAAGGAAAATCAATTGACGAACTCACTGGTGGTCACGGAATGTTAATCGTTCAACATCAATGTGGTGACAATAAGGAAGCATTAATTGGCCAACTAAAAACATTGATTAATGGTTTAGAATACGGTTTTGATACATTTGCAAATTAAAAAGTTATGAGTAAAAAATTAACAAAGGAAGAGTTTTTAGAAAAACTAAAAACAGATAGAGATTTTAATAATAGATACGGAAGAAAACATATCACGGAAGGTAAAATGGTACTTCCACCTTGTCATTATGGATTTCAAGTTTATACAAGAGAGTTGAGTAATGAGGAAATTGCGTTTGAAGCGAATAAAAGAGGATTTAATCTTAAAGGAATGACATTCAGCGGTAAATTAATAATTGACTCTAAAGAAGTTAAAGAAAAAAACATTCCAACAAGAGCAATCTCTTTAATGTGGAATCAACGTTCAGTAGATACATTCTTAGGTTTACCATTTAACATTGCTTCTTATGGATTGTTATTAGAGATGTTAGCAGATGAAATGAATATGGTTCCTGACCAATTGATTGGTAACTTAGGTGATGTTCATTTATATTCAAACCATATTGAACAAGCCAAAGAGCAAATCGAAAGAGAAGGATTTGATTTACCAAAAGTTCATATTAGAGATGGAATATATTGCTCCTCAGTACAAGACGTCTTACTATTCGACTATCAATCACACCCAGCAATTAAAGCACCACTATCAAATTAATATGAATCTACTAATAGGTTTTATCTTAGGGCTACTTGCTCAAATATTTACATTTGTACAACTACAAGGTCAATTCAGATGGCAATGGTTTAAAGATCATCCTTATCTAGTGGCAATGATGGGTTTTCCAATCTCACTACTTTATATGGGATCTGTTAAACATTTAGTACTTCATTTTAAAGTCCAGTTTTGGCCTTCAAGATTACTAGGATTTTCCATAGGAGCAATAGTATTTAGTTATATGGCACATTCATGGTTCCAAGAACCATTTACTTTAAAAACACTAACATGCCTGACACTAGCAGTAGCAATCATGGCAATTCAACTATTTTGGAAATGAAAAAACTAGAATTAGTATACACTATTAAAGCATGGCTGCAAAGATTTGGTAATAGAGATAACGAAACTTCCAATTACGAATTGACTAATTGGCGGTTATCATTACAATATGAATACGACTTAGATGGTAGTAGAATCGAACCTTATAATTGGTGCTTATCAGGGTTTAAACACGTTCATAATAACAGTTTGGAGGATAGGTCTGATGAAGAATTACAGGAAATATTAAACGAATTGATGAACATAAAACAATTTTACTAATGGAAAGTAGACTAGAAACATGTCACCACTGCGGTGAGGAAAAAGAAAATTGTTATCACGGATATATAGCAATGACTATTCCTATTCCTGAAGCAGAAGAAAAAATTGAGAAATGGAATCTGATTGATGCTTACAATACATACACTTATAACTGTATAATGAACCCTCAAAAAGTGTGGGAAGTACCAGTTAAAGGTTCTTTGATAAGCCAAGAAGAATTCAACAATAAAATAAAGACAGACCCAGAATTCTCAAAAAAATGGTATACTAAAACTTGGTGGAAAAATCTAGAAAGAACAGATCTTACTGAAGAGGAATCAAAAGAACTTGACGACTTAGCTACATACGATCAATTACTAAACACAGTTGGAAGAGGTGTGCAATGTGATGACTGTGGAAAGAAAGAAGCAGAACTTTATGAAATATATTATCCAAAAAGTTTGGAATCATAAAATAAAGTGCGTATATTAAAGTTATGAGAGAAATAAATGATCACATGAAACAAGTTATGGGAATACCAAAACAACCTAAACCATCATTCAATCCAAAGAATTGGAATTGGACAGCCATTATTATCTGGCTATTAATAGGGTTTATAGCATATAATATTTTTAAAGCACTTTACAATTTAATATTTTAATATGAAAATAAAACTAAAAGATATTATTGAGTTATCTGAGCAGGAACAACTACTTAGTGAAAGTCTCAGTATTTTAAAAGAAATACAACTCAACGTTAAAAATGCAGCTAAAATAAATGGTGGGATCAGTGAAGGTAATTTTACAGTTGGTGATATAGTATACGACTATACCGTGACAGACTATCCTTCTGATATTGTATTACCTGGAGATAAAGATCGGATTCGACTTGAGGGAACAGTATGTGATTTAGGATTTACGGAACACGGAGGTGGTACTGATTTTGCTAGTAACTTACCTAAAGGAGGTAGAGCTAATCTAATTAAGATTTACTCAACAATATATAAAATTATACTAACCGTAGCAAAAGCTAAAGCTCCTAATAACATCCTACTATCAAGTTATGACGAAAGTGGGTACTTTCCATACTACAACAACCTAACCAAAACAAACAGCATACCAGGATACTCTAGAAAATCTATAGTAAAGTGGTCACATAATGGAAAAAATATAACAAGTATAATCTTAAAGAAAAATAATTAATATGAAATCATTTTATCTAATTATAGCAGCAATTGTGCTATTACCTGTAATTTACAATGTAGGACTTCCAAACTGGGTACTACTAATTCCAACTGCTTATTTAGCTTGGGTATTTTTAACAGCATCCTGGTATGCAATTAAACGAACATTTTTTAATAAAGACTAATGGTATACACAATTAATAAAGGAAGTCATAGAAGTACTTGGTTGCCTAAATTCACTTTTGAAACAAATTTAAGATTTAGTTTTGAATTTCTATCAGATCCTGCATATACTTTAGACAATAAAGCAGATCAAGGAGATACAAATAAGATATTTGGAATTTGTGATTCATGGTATCACCATAAACATTCAATTCGGATAGGATGGAGATACGATAGTAAATTAAAAAAGTCAATAGGCTGTGTGTATTTCTATAGAGATGGAAAGCATTTTGTAGAGGATTTAGGAGCAATTGAACAAGATAAGCCGTATATTTGCTATATAGATATCTCACAGAATAGCTACACCGTTATAGCTTTAGATAAAAAAGTAATTATTCCAAGAACATCAAGATGGTGGGGACCTAGATATTTATTGTTCCCATATTTTGGAGGACAACAAGTAGCACCAAAAGAATTTAAAATAGAAATAAACAACTGGTAAACAATTAAATATGGGAAAATACCAATCAACAAAGTTATTTGATAATTATTCAGTAGCAATTAGACAGTGGAAAGCACAACACTCGCATTGCCAGTTACTTCACGGGTATGCTTTAGAATTTAAAGTGTGGTTTGAGTCAATTGAACCTTTAGAAGAAAAACAGTTAGATGAAATGAACTGGATTATGGACTACGGTGGTTTTAAAGAACAACCAGTAGGTAATGGACTAAAAGCATGGATGGATCATATGTGGGATCATACTCTACTAATCGAGAAAGACGATCCACAACTGGAAACATTCCAATACATGCAAGAATTGGGACTATGTCACTTAAGAGTTATGGATCGAATTGGAGCAGAATCTGCTGCAAAAATGGTCTTTGATAAATTTAATGATGTAATGTCCAAGAATGGAGGAGGTAGAGTTAAGGTGGTAAAAGTAGAGTGCTGGGAAGCTCCTAAGAATTCATCAATATATGTTGGATATTAAATTTTTAGAAGAGAATGGTTTTTTAGATGATAATACGGGGAAAATATCTCTAGCAGATAAATTAGAAGGTAAAACAAAACAGTATGTACATAGTATGAAATTATTAATTAATCAAGATTATAGAAAACCTCTAACTGTAGGGCAGGTAATAGAGTTTCTACAAAAGTTAGATCCGGAGGAAGATATCCTAATACACCATAACGAAAGGATTATGGGAGTAGCAGCTCCTCTAACAGAAATACTAGTACCAGAGGGAAGAACAACGCCAGAGTTTATATCTCTATATGCTAGAGATCAAATGAATAAAAAACAAGAATAATATGCAAATAAATTTAGTACAAGGAGGAATTTTCCCAATAAAGGATAACCTCACAAATGATTCAACGGGGTTTAAGTATGCAGGTACTTTCCAAGGAGAAGGAAAATTAACAGGAACAGCCTGCCTCTTCATTAGAACCTCAGCATGTAATTTAAGATGTGCTTGGGTTGGATTGGATGGAAAAGGATCTCCATGTGATACACCATATTCCTCTCATCATCCAGAGAAGAATAAAATGGAAATTGATGATATTGTTCAAATAGTTGTAGAAAATACTTTACAGCAAAAAATTAAACATGTTGTAATTTCCGGAGGAGAACCTACAATGCAAACAGAAGCACTGGAGGAATTATTACAAAAACTACAAACATTAGGGTATCACACTACCATTGAAACAAATGCAACTATTTTTAGTGATAAGATAGCACAACATACAGACTTAGTTTCAATGTCACCTAAATTATCTACTTCAACTCCACATCAGGCTAACCTTGAAGGAACCAATATTAAGTATAGTGAAAAGTGGGCTGAAAAGCATGAAAGATTGAGAATTAATATTCCTGTAATTCAATCTTATATTGACGGAAGTAAAAAATATTTAACTGATTTTCAATTAAAGTTCGTTGTAGCAACAGATCAAGATATTGTTGAAATAGAGCAAATATTGGGACAATTAACAGGATGGGAACCCTCAGATATATGCCTAATGCCAGAAGGAGTAGATGTAAATACTCTAAATTCTAGAACTGGATGGATAGCTGAACAAGCATTAAAAAGAGGTTGGAGATTCGCTCCTAGGCTTCATATTATGATGTTTGGTAAAAACAGATTTGTATAAAGATTTGGATATTAAAATAGAATTTATTACATTTACCTATTAAAAAAATTATAAATGACAGAAAACAGAAAAAAGATTCACAACGATTTAGAAGTGGTACAAGAAGGTTTTGCAAATGGTGTTGCACCTGGTTTCCCATTAGATGACAAAGCTAAAGCTAAAATGATTGAAAAAGCAGCTAAGGCTTATGGTCAATTTTTAACAGCATTAGGTTGTGATTGGGAAAACGATCCCAATAGTAATAACACTCCTTTAAGGGTCTCAAAGGCTTATGTTAATGACTTATGGAAAGGTCGATATACAGCAATGTCTGAAATTACTTCATTCCCTTCAGACGGTTATCAAGGGATAGTTCTAGAAAAAGACATACCACTTGTTAGCCAATGTTCTCACCACCACCAAACAATCCAAGGAGTAGTTCACATTGCTTATATACCAGGACCTAAAGGTAGAGTAGTAGGATTAAGTAAATTAAATAGAATTGTAGAACATTTTGGGAGAAGAGGAGCAATACAAGAACAATTAACAGTCGCTATACATAATGCTGTAAGTAAAATATGTGAAGGTAATGTTGGTGTGATGGTAATGATACAAGCTACTCACCAATGTGTTTCATGTAGAGGTGTTAAACATCAAGGGGCTTCAATGATGACATCCGAAGTCAGTGGGGTATTTGCTGACCATACTAAAACTGCTAAAATAGAAGTATTAGAAATGATTAAAATGAAAATGGGATAAATAATTTTGCGTCCCTTTAAGGGACGCAATATTTATAATTATGGTAGGAATATATAAAATAACATCACCTTCAAATAAGATCTATATTGGGTTATCAAAAGATATAGAATCTAGATGGAAAGGCTACTCAATAAACAAAAAAACTCTTCCTCAACAAAAGAAATTATATTATTCCTTTAAGAAATATGATATAATTAATCATAAATTTGAAGTAATAGAAGAATGTAATATTGAGGATTTAGAAGAAAGAGAAATTTTTTATATTAAGTTGTATGATTCTTTTAATTTAGGTTTAAACTTAACAAGAGGAGGGAATTATTTTTGGGAAAATAATATAGGAAAAATTCATACATCAATTACTATAAATAAAATGAAAGAATATTGGAAAAAAAATTCAAAACCTAGATCTAAAGAAACTATTGAAAAAATATCTCTTACTAAAAGATTAAATCCTAGAATTACTACACCTGATATGATTCAAAATTGTAGAAATGCTAGTACAAACAAAAAACCAATTAATCAATTAGATTTAGAAGGTAAATTTATAAAAGAGTGGGAAAGTATTAATGAAGCTTCAAGGGGATTAAATATAAGAAATGATGGTATTTCATCATGTTTAAGAAAAAAACAAATAACTTCCTATGGTTTTAAGTGGGAATATAAAAATAACTTTTAAAATGAACTAATATGTGCCTCAAAATACAGAATAAATTATATTTAAGTTGGGATGATATCAATGATTTAATTGACACCCTCTGTGAAAAAATAATTACAGAACAGCCCAACATTGATTCAGTATTTGGATTAAAACGCGGCGGGCTTATACCTGCCGTGATGGTGTCACATAAATTAGGTTTACCGTGGTCTGACGTGATGTATCCTAATACTTTAGTAATAGATGACATTTGCGATACTGGAGTAACATTAAAAAATACAGTAGGTGTTTATACGGCAGTATTACACTACAAACCTCATACCTCTTGTTACACACCAAATATTTATGCTCAAATTCATGAAGGTGATGAATTTATTTATTACCCATGGGAAAGAAAAGATGCTGAACCAATACAAGACTATTTAAAAAAATGATAGAAGATTTCGATTCAAATACCCCTTCAAGAGGGTTAGGTGATACAATTGCTAAAATTATTCATGCAACTGGTATAGCAAAAGCTGTAGAAGTTGTAACTGAAGCTTTAGGAATTGAAGATTGTGGTTGTGGTAGTAGACAAGAATGGTTAAATGGAGCCGTACCTTACAACGTAGAAGCTAATTCCCCTCAAGTTTATGATCGTTCTACTGCTACACCTGCAGAAGAAGGAATTTACGAGATATTACATGAAATTCATGCCTCTAAAGCAGGACAAAAAATAAATTATTCTATTGGCGAAAAAGTTTTGCTTACCCAAGATAATTTATTATATTTAGATTGGCCTTATTACCTAATAATAGGTGCAGTTAAAAAAATAAACTAAAAACAAAGTTATGACAAATTTTAAAGTAATCAAAAATGGAAGTGTGCCTTTTGTAGACGAGGTAGAAGAATTTAACGCCGTAATGGGCAAACCCAACAATTATGAGCCCACAATCCCCGAACGAAAAGAATGGGAATTTGTATACAATTTCATCATTGAAGAACTTGAAGAATATAGAGCAGCTTGCGAGAAAGGAGACATCGTTGAGGTTCTGGATGCTTTGTGTGATATTACTTATGTTGCCACTGGGGACGGTACTATGTTACATGGCCTTAAGGATAAGATATGGCCGGCATATCAAGAGGTACAAGCTTCAAATTTATCTAAAGCTTGCAAAACTGAAGAAGACGCTAAATCAACTGTCATTCAAAGATCGAGTGAGCAAGGTGAAGAATGTCATTACGAAAAAGTTGGAGATTATTTTATCGTATATAGAACAAGAGATAGAAAAGTAATGAAAAATATTAACTACTTCAGACCTAATTTAAAACAATTCTTTACAGATAAAGAAATTCAAAAATCTTATTTAAAACAACTAACCGGAAACTAATTTAAAATTAAAAAAATATGACAAACTTACTAATAGTAGCGGGTGTGCTAATTGTACTAACAGTAGCGGCTTATCTAATGTTTAATTATCAAGACAAGAATCAACCAACTCAAACACCACCTTATACACCCGAGGAATTGGAAAATATTAAACTTGCAGAGGAATTATACAATAAAGATCAAAGACCCAAAGTAATTGAAGAAATAGAAGTTATAGCAGATGAGGTAACTACTAAATCTAAGAAAAAAAGAAAATATTATCCTAAAAATATTAAATAATATTAAATAAAGGTTATAATGAGTTATAAAAATATAACAACTACTTCATTAGGTAAAAATAAATATAATGTTATTTTATACACAGATGATGGAGTAGAACAATATGAATTCCAAAATTATGCCTATGAAGTGTGTAGCCAAAACCAGGCTACACATTTTGGTCTAAACGGAGAACCTCTAAAGAAAACTACATATTGGGATGGGAGTAATCCATTTATCCATTATCATGATATGCCTATTCATCAAAAGTTTTTAATTGACAAATATGGTATAAATGATGAACCTTCAACTACTCACCAAGAAGTATTCTTCGATATCGAGATTGAAATGGGTGGTGCTCTCACTCCTGAATACATCAGAAAAGCACCTAAACCTGTTACCTCAATTGCTTGGTGGCATAAACAAGAAGATAAGTGGTACATTTTAATTTTAGATAAAGATAATAAAATTGAAAAAACCACTATAGGTAATAAACAAATTATACCTGTACCTAGTGAAAGAGAACTATTAAACAAATGGTTAAATTATTTAACTAAAGTTAGTCCTGATATTCTAATTGGTTATAACAGTGATTATTTTGATATACCTTATCTTTATTATAGAATTTTAAATCAATTAGGCGAACGTAGAGCTAGTGCTTTATCTCCAATAGGTAAAATTAAAGAACAAAAATTCACTAACGATACTGGAATTACTATCTATAACGAAGATCAACCCATAAGAATTGAAGGGATGTATTCTTTAGATTATATTCGTTTACATAAAAAATATTCATTTGCGGATGAACCCTCTTATAAATTAGATTCATTAGGGGAAAAATATTGTAAATTATCTAAAATCGAGTATGAAGGTAGTTTAGACAGATTGTTTGAAACTGATAAAGATAAATTCATTGAATATAACTTTAGAGACGTTGAAATCTTAAAAGCTTTAGACCATAAATTTAACTACATCAGTTTAACTAAAAATTTAGCTCACAAAGGTAAAATCCACTATGATGATGTTTATCAATCATCTAAAATTCATGATGGTGCTATTTCAGCGTTTTTACTATCAGAAGATATAGTACCACCTTCACGTGATAGAAATCCTATTAAAAAATCTAATTATGCTGGTGGTTATTTATTTTGTCCTAAAGCAGGTTTATACCGTTATATGTTTGATGAGGATTTAACTTCACTATATCCTTCAATTATTATGTCCTTAAACATTGGTAAGGAAACATTAGTAGGTAGAATTGTGGATTTTAATGATAGAAACAATCACTTAGGTCTAAATGACTTAATAAATGATACTGAAGATAAACCTCGTACTACTGAATGGTTTGCTAATAAAGATAAATTCAATAAAATTGATTGGACTTCTTCTAAAATAGCTAAACTACTTCAACAATACAATTTGGCTATCTCAGCAAATGGTGTTATATTCCGTACAGATAAAGAGTCAGTATTATCTACTATTTTGAATAAATGGTTTGATGAAAGGGTTTTATATAAAAACAAAATGAAAGCCGCTTATAAAGCAGGTGATGTAGTAGGAGGTGAAAAATATCACTTAATGCAGTATACTCAAAAAATTCTATTAAATAGTATGTATGGTGCATTAGCTTTACCAAGTTTTAGATTCGGAAATGTATTATTAGCAGAAGCCACAACATTAACTGGTCAGAGAATCATCCAGGAAAGTGCTTTATGCGCTAACCGTCATATGAATAAAATTTTAAAAGATCCTAAATTTAAAGAAGAATTTTTAAATTCTTTATAAAAGTTTAATATTTATTATTAAACACCATATAAGGAATTTAATTATGAGAAAAAAAACAACAGAACAATTTATTAAGGAATCAAAAGAATTATATCAAGATTTATATAATTACTCCAAATGTATTTATATTAACACTATGACTAAGGTTATAATTACTTGTAAAGATCATGGAGATTGGGAAGTTACTCCTGATAACCATTTAACAAAAAGGAGTGGGTGTCCTAAATGTAAGGGATTTAATTTAAATAAAGAAGAAAAAATAAATTTAGCTCATCAAGTTCATAGTAATAGATATGATTATTCTCTTATAAAAGATCAAATTATTTTAAATATTAAAAAATATGACATAAAATGTAATATCCATGGGGTATTCCAACAAGTATGGAATAATCATTATACTATGGGTCAAGGATGTCCTAAATGTAATATTGCGGGAAGAAAAAAAACATTAAGTGAAGGGCAAAGAAATAGTTGGTCTAAAGATTATACTAAAGAGTATATGAATAATTATAGAAAAAATAGACGTAAATTTGATTTAGATTTTAAATTAATTAGTGATTTAAGAACTAGAATTTATTTATGTGTGAAAAATTATAATCTTAATAAAAAAGATAAATCTATTAATGAAATAGGTTGTTCTATTCAAGATTTTAAATTACATTTAGAAAAACAATTTACAAAAAATATGACTTGGGGAAATTACGGAACTTATTGGGAAATTGACCACATTGTTCCTTTAAGTAAGAATGGTAGTTTTCATTATACTAATACTCAACCTCTAACAATTACAGAAAACCGAAAAAAATCAAATAAATTATAATGGCATTAAAAGGACAATCAATTAGAAACGGAGTAAGTATTACCTTAAATGGAGAGAAAGCCGATAAAGCTGAAGTAATTGCTCTATCTCAAGAGTGGAATGAATCGCAAGAAAAATTCTTTAAAAAAATGCTACAACAAGGAGGAAGATGTAAAGTTAATGGAAATTCTTTTGAAATAACAATTAAAGAAAGAACAGATATTGACTCCAAAGGTAACAAACCAGTTAATTTACCACCAGTACCAGGAGAAAGAACATTTTAATATGAAACATTTAGAAGATACTCCATGGTGGATTTGTGATGAAGGTGATTTTAATTTTTGTGCCTATGTGGATACAGACTCTAATTACTTCAATGCTGAACCTTTATTAAAACATTTATATCCTGATTTTGATGGAAAACCTGATCAGGAAAAAGATGATTTACTAGAGAAAGTAGCTCTCAAATATCAAGATATTATAACAGAACATTATAACACACTCGCTAGAGAAGCCTTTAACATTAGTACACACCGATTAGAAATGAAAACCGAGTGTGTTATTCGTTCTGCTTATTTTAGAGCTACAAGACGTTATGCTCAATGGATTACTAAAAAAGAGGGCATATCAAAAGAAGAACTTGATATTAAAGGATTAGAATTTAAAAAAGCTAATTTTCCAAAATACTTTGGTAAGTTTTATCAAGAAATACTTGAATTAATTATTAAAGGTACTCCACAAAGTATTATAGATAAAAAAATCCATGATTTTAGAACTGAAGCAACTTCACCTGACATTGATTTTACTTTAATAGGTAATCCAACATCAGTTAAAGTATTAAATGACTATGTTGAGGCTACTCCTAAACCAGGTAAAATATTATCTACACTTAAAAAAGGTGCAGGTGCTAATATTAAAGCTGCTACTTGTTATAATGATTTATTAAGATTTTGGCAATTAGATAAAGATCATAGTCAAATAGTTCAAGGTGATAAAATCAAATGGGTTTATTTAAAAGATAATCCTTATCAAATGGAAGCTATAGCTTTCTTAGAATTTGATTTACCTCAAAAGATGAAAGACTTTATCAATGAATATATTGATAGAGGTAAAAGTTTTGAAACTATATTACAAAATAAATTACAAGGCTTTTATACAGATCTTGAATGGTCATTACCGCCCGCAAACCCCTTAATACATAAATTCTTTACATTCTCATAAAATGGATAAAAAAATATTAGCACAAATAATTGAAAGTTTCTACTTAAACGGACTAACATCTCAGGTTAAATTTAAGGTTAAAAACAACGAAGCTCACATTAAATTTGCAGTCGATAACAAGGATTGTATTGGAGAAATTACTGCGCCTATAACGTTAGAAGACTGCGAGATTGGTATTTTTAATACTGGTCAATTGCTTAAATTACTTAATATTACAAACGATTACATTGAATTAAAGTTAGAAAAACAAGGTAATCACTTTTTAAAACTTCATATTAGTGATAACCAATTTGATTTATCTTATAATTTAAGTGATTTAGGATTAATTCAGGATCCAGGTGTAGCCCCAAATTTACCCCCACATGATTTAGAATTTGATATTAATTTTGATTTTACTCAAAAATATATTAAAGCACACAATGCACTAGATAAACCACCTCGTTTTGAGATTGGAATAACTAAAGATTTCCAAAAAGAGGATGTTGTTGGTTTTATAATTGGGGAAAAATCATCTTACTCAAATAAAGTAAATTTTTCTGAACCCGGCAATATTACTAATCACATAAAATCAGTAGCATTTAGTGCTAATAACTTCAGAGAAATAGTATCTGTAAATAAAGATTCAGTTGGTAAAGCATATCTTTATAAAGATGGTTTATTAAAAATTAATTTAGAAGAAGAAGGTGTAAAATCTGAATATTTTCTTGTGGCTTTACATGAGTAATAATATTTATGACAAATGACCTAAGGGCAATTAATAACGAGTAGCAAAAGCACTCACAAAACGTAAATCAATATGAGTACAAACTTTAATGAATTTGACATTCTATTCCACAATTTCTTTTACCCAACAAGTGGATACGGTTCAGCAGCAACCACAAAACAACCTCACCCCTTAAATATCTTTTCCGACGCTGCAGGACTTTACTTTGAAGTAGCATGTACTGGTCTTACTAAAGACGATGTTACAGTAGATATCGAAGATGATATTCTAAAAATCAGTTATGATAAACCAGAAGAAGAAAAAGAACTTCATCCTGGAACAATTCATAGAGGATTATCTAAAAAATCCTTTAGTTTAGGTTACAAAATTTCAGCTAAATATGACTTATCTTTAGCGTTAGCAAAACTAGAAAATGGTTTGCTAGAAATTTCTATCCCTATTGCTGAAAAAGCAAAACCCAAAACTATAAAAATAAAATAATAACCTTACGCCCTTAGGTTAAGTTTTGTTTGGATACCCAAAAATTTTTTCGTATATTATACGAAACAAATAAAAAAAGTTATGGCAAATGTAAATTTTAAAGGCCGACAAAAAGGCACAATTAAGAAAAGATCAATGATTGAGGATCCTGCTTTAGGAGACTATAAGATTATTATTGATGAAGGTTGTTACAATGTGGTTCTAATTGACCCAACAACTCAATCAGAAAAACCTTATGGTTATTTCACTAAACTCTCCTCAGCATTATTTTCTATTTCAAAACAACAAGCTTTAGATACCTCTAAATATACTATTAAAGAGTATGCTAAAGCAGTAGAAATTAATTTTAACAATTTAACCAATTCAATTACACTATGAGTAAATTAAAGCCGAGAAACGGCAATGTTATTCTAAAACCCATGGAAGAATCAGAAATGATGGTGGGTAACATTATCATTCCTGATATGGGAAATGAAAAACCAATTATGGGAGAAATATTAGCAGTATCCCAAGTTTATAATTACAGTAAAGGGGAATTTGCTCCTATGGACTTAAAAACAGGAATGAAAGTTGTATTACCACCAATGGGAGTTCATAAAGTTAAATTAGAAGGAGAAGATTACTTAATCGCTAACCAAAATGATATTTTATCAGTTATAGAAGACTAATCATGACAGAAACAGCATTCGGAACAGAATTAAAATCAAAATTACTATCAGGAGTTAAAAAACTTAATGATAGTGTATCCTCTACCTTAGGACCCGCAGGTAGAACAGTATTAATTAAAGGAGATTATGGTCAATTAACAGTAACCAAAGATGGTGTAACTGTCGCTAAAGCCTTTAAAGAATTAGAAGATCCAATTGAATCAACAGGAGCAGAATTAGTACAAAAAGTATCAATTAAATCAGCTAATGAAGTAGGTGATGGTACAACTACAAGTACCTTATTAACATACGCTATCTTGGAAGAAGGTTTAAAGCATGTTAATGCAGGACAAAACGCAGTTGAAATTAAAAAAGGTATTGATGCAGCTGTAGAAGAACTTAAAACAGCTCTTAATAATCTAACAGAAGACATTTCCGATAACCAACAAATCAAAGAAGTTGCTACTATTTCAGGTAACAATGATGAAGAAATTGGTAATTTAATTGCTACTGCTTTAGAAAAAGTAGGTAGAGATGGAATTGTAGCTATCGAGGAATCAAAATCAGGTGAAACTTCACTTGAAATTGTTGAAGGTATGCAATTTGATAGAGGTTATAAATCACCATATTTTGTAACCGATAACAATACTATGACTGCTATATTAGATAATCCTTATATCTTAATATACAATGGTAGAATCACTTCAGTAAACGAATTAGTACCAGCTTTAACATTAGCCAACACTGAAAAACGAGCACTATTAGTAGTAGCAGAAGACGTTGATGGAGAAGCATTAGCCGTGTCTATCGTTAATAAAATGAGAGGTATTGTAAATGTAGTAGCAGTTAAAGCACCTGAATTTGGAGATCGTAGAACAATGGCTTTAGAGGATTTAGCTACTATTACAGGTGGTCAAGTTTTGTCTAAAGATAAAGGTCATAAACTAGATAAAATTGATGTTAACACCTTAAAACAATGTCTAGGTAATTCTCGTACCGCTACAATTGGTAAAGATAAAACAACAATTGTTGATGGTAAAGGATCAGAAGAAGCAATTGAAACCAGAGCTCAAGAAATTAAAAAACAAATTGATGACGCAGGTTCACCATTTGAAAAAGAAAAATTACAAGAGCGTTTAGGTAAAATGATTGGTGGTGTAGCTATTATTAATGTAGGTGGTAATAGTGAATTAGAAATCAAAGAGAAAAAAGATAGAGTAGAAGATGCTTTATTTGCTACAAAAGCCGCTTTAGAAGAAGGGATTGTAATTGGTGGTGGAACAGCTTTATTATATGCTAGAAAATCTATTACTTTTGAAGGATCTCATGATTTTGTTTTAGGTAAGAAAATCGTTTATAGAGCAGTTGCTTCTCCATTCCAAAAAATTCTAACTAATGCAGGTCATGATATTGTAGAAGTTCAATACTTAGGTTCTAAACTAACAGATTCAGAAAACGGAAGCAATTGGGATGGTCTTAACTATAAAGACTTATCAACAATGGACTTTAAAAAAGCAGGTATTATCGATCCTAAAAAAGTAACTCGTATTGCTTTAGAAAATGCAGCTTCAGTTGCAGGTACAATCCTAACAACCGAATCTGTAATTTACGAGAAAAAAGAAGATAAAAAAGAAGAAATCAATCCTATGCAAGGGATGATGTAATAAATTAGGCTCCCCGAAAGGGGAGTCTTATATTATAAAAGTTATGTTCAATAAAAAACACACCTTATTTACAGAGAAATATCGTCCTGATACCTTAGAAGGATACATCGGTAATGAAGATTTTAAATCATCATTACAACAATGGATTGATTCTAATGATATTCCTCACTTATTACTAACAGGAGGAGCTGGAACAGGTAAAACTACTGCAGCCAAATTAATTATCAATAATATTGATTGTGATTCATTATACATTAATTGTTCTGATGAAAATGGTATTGATACTATTAGAGATAAGGTAAAATCATTTGCTTCAGCAGCTAGTTTTAAACCACAAAAAGTGGTTATAATGGATGAAGCAGATTTCTTAACAATAAACGCTCAAGCAGCACTTCGTAATATAATTGAAACATACAGTTTAAATACTCGTTTTGTTTTTACTTGCAATTACATTGAACGTATAATTGATCCCATTCAATCTAGAACAGTAATATTTGAATTAACTCCTCCATCAATGCAGGATGTAGCATTTAAATGTGTTGAAATTCTAGATTTAGAAAAAATTACTTATACTAAAGCTGATATAGTAAGAATTGTTAAACAAACTTATCCCGATATTAGAAAAACCTTAAACTTACTACAATCTTCTCTTAAAAATGGTGAATTAGTAGAAAGTAGAACTATTACTAATTTCAAACAAACATCAGATCAAGTAATAGAATTACTTAAAACCAAAAATGTTAAGAATTTTACTACTATAAGACAGTTAGTAATGGATTCTAATATTAGAGATTACAATGAGTTATATAGAGTGTTATTTGAGCGAGCAGATGAATTTACAGATTCATCAATTGCTACTCTTGTAATAGCAGATTACCAACATAAGAGTATAAACTCCCCAGACAAAGAGATATGTTTTATGGGAGCTATAAGTAAATTATTAACAACTAAATAAAAGATGGAAGATCAACAACAACCACAAATGAGCTTAGATTTAAGCAAAACAACCCCAATTTTAACTGCCGCTGGCGGTAAAATTTGGCATCAAGGATACTTACTAAGAAAAGTATCTAAATTTATTACAGGTACTAACGAAGATAATGTATTACCTATTCAAGTATTCTACGATCCAGAAACAGGTGAAGTTTTAAAAGATGGTTTACCTGATGAATTCAAATTCATTTTAGAAGATGACCAAAATTAAAATATCAAGTATTTTTGATTGGGTAAAACAAATGTCCTATGATAAAGAGCCATGGTCCTCGTTTTCGAACGAGGAGCATGAGATCTTTAACAATTTCATGATTAATAAAATTATCTCCATGAATCCTAATTATATCGAATTAGTAGCTGAAATTCAAGAACACCAATTACCAAAACAAAGGTTATATGAGTTTTATTGTAAAACTTTACCCAAACAAAAATTCTTCAACAAATATGTAAAACCAACAAAACAACAGTACGTAAAAGAAGTACTAAGTTTGCTATCTGAATACTTTCAAATAAGTACTAGAGAGGTTTTAGATTACTGTAACATACTAACTCAACAGGATATAATTGCAATCTTACAACAGTTAGGTAAAGAAGAAAAAGAAATAAAAAAGTTATTAAAATGAGTGACTCAAGAAAAAAATTTGAAGAAATGAATCCAAGAGAAGTAATAGTTACAATGGATGAAGATGATAATAACCAAGTAATCCACCCTCAACATTATGGAGGTAAAGATAATCCATACGAGGCTATTAAAGTAATCGAAGCATGGGGAGTAGGTTTTAATTTAGGTAACACACTCAAATACATTTCCAGAGCAGGTAAAAAAGACAATATTATTCAGGATTTAGAAAAAGCTTTATTTTATTTAGATAGAGAAATCCAAAACAGAAAAAACCTTGGTTAAAAAACTCCCTAAAATATTAAAAGACTTACAAAAAATAACTGTACCTGAGATAAACTATGCTTACCATAAATCTGTATCTTATTCTCAATTAAGTATATTTTCAACTTGTCCTCATCATTGGGGTTTGAAGTATAGAGATGGGTATAAGGTTTTTGAACCTAGTATACATGCGGTATTTGGTACGGCTTTACATCGTGCTCTTCAACATTATCTAACGGTATTTTACAATGAAAGTGGAGCAGCGGCTGATAGATTAGATATTGAAACTGAATTTAAAACTGCATTGAGAGAAGAGTACAAGAATTTTTATACTAAAAATAAAAACATCCACTTTTCAAACCCTGCAGAATTAGCCGAATTTTGTGATGATGGTCTTCAAATTTTAGATTATATTAAAAAGAAAAAAGGAAATTATTTTTCAAAACGTGGGTGGTACTTAGTAGGTTGTGAAGTACCTATTGTTTTAAATCCAATCAAAAAACTAAACAATGTTTTATTTAATGGGTTTATAGATGTAGTATTCTATCATGAGCCAACTAATACAATCAAAATTCTTGATATAAAAACTTCAACTAGAGGTTGGGGTGATAAAGAAAAGAAAGATGACATTAAAATGTCTCAATTAATTCTTTACAAAAAATTCTTTGCAGAACAATATAATTTTCCAATTGATAACATTGAAGTAGAATATTTTATTACTAGAAGAAAAGTATATGAAGGTGGGGATTTTCCTCAAAAAAGAATTCAAGAATTCAAACCAGCAGCTGGTAAAGTAAAGATAAATAAGTCAACACAATTATTAGAGAGTTTTTTGACTCAAGTGTTTACAGATGAAGGGTCTTATAATCCAACCCTACTAGAAAAGGTACCAAGCAAACATAACTGTCATTTTTGTCCTTACTCTAACAACTCAGATTTATGTGATAAGAATGAAGAAGTTAAAAAATCCTTTGCATTTTATTAGATATTAGTATATTTATATATAACATTAACTAATAATCATTAAAAACATGAGTACAAATCAACAATTAACAAGTGTGAAGGTAGATAAAGATATCTTTGAAGCATTTAAAATAGAGACAATTAAAACCAAATTCTCTCTACAAAAATTAGCAGACAGATGTATGCATCTGTATTTAACGGACCCTGAGTTCCAAAAATTAGTTCACAATCATATGAATCTAGAATTAGAAAAATAACAAATTAGTTTATGAAAGAAGGTTATCTACCTAAAGAGCAAAGGAAAAAAATATTATTTATTTGTGATGACATTAGAATGCACTCGGGTATTGCTACAATGGCTCGAGAAATAGTTTTAGGGACTGCCCACCACTACAATTGGGTAATAATAGGAGCTGCTATTAATCATCCTGAACATGGACAGAGATTAGATTTATCTCAAGCCACTAATACTGAAACTGAACTTACAGATACAGATGTAGTTATTTACCCAAATAATGGATATGGTAATGCTGATTTAATAAGATATATGTTGAAAAATGAAAAACCTGATGGTTTAATGTTTTTTACAGATCCAAGATATTATGATTGGTTATTTGCTATTGAGAATGAAATAAGAAAGCAAATTCCAATGATTTATTTAAACATTTGGGATGACTTGCCTGCTCCTCTATACAATAGAGCTTTTTATGAGTCATGTGATACATTGTTAGCAATATCTAAACAAACTAAAAACATCAATGAAATGGTTTTAGGTAAAAGAGCAGATGGTAAACTTATCTCTTATGTACCTCATGGAATTAATGAAAAACAATTTTTCCCTATAGAAGATAAATCACAATTACAAAATACTAAGAAAAAATTATTTGGTGATAAAGAATTTGATTTTGTAGTGTTTTTTAATTCAAGAAACATTAGAAGAAAATGTGTTAGTGATTTAATGGCTGCTCACAAAATGTTTTTAGATTCATTACCTAAAGAAAAAGCAGATAAAATTGCTTTAGTATTACATACACAAGTTGTAGATGGAAATGGTACAGATTTAGATGCAGTTAAAACATTATTATTTGGCCCAAAATCAAATATATTCTTTTCAGATCAAAGAATTGATACAGCTGAACTAAATAATCTATACAATATTGCTGATGTGACTGTATTACCTTCTTCAAATGAAGGATGGGGATTAGCGTTAACTGAAGCTATGATGGCAGGTAGAATGGTTATTGCTAATGTAACAGGTGGTATGCAAGATCAAATGAGATTTGAAGATGAAGATGGTAAATGGATTGATTTTACACCTGAATTCCCTTCAAATCATTTCGGTACTTATAAAAAACATGGTAAATGGGCTATACCAGTATTCCCAAATAATATGTCATTAGTGGGTTCACCTACAACTCCTTATATTTGGGATGATAGATTAGATTTTAGAGATTTAGCTAATGCTATTCAACAAGCTTATGAATTATCTCCTGAAGAAAGAGAAGAGAATGGTAAAGCCGCTAGAGAATGGGTAACTTCAGATGAATCAGGAATGTCTGCTCGTATGATGTGTAATAATGTGATCAAAGATATTGATTTAACTTTAGAAAAATTTACACCTAAAAAATCATTTGAATTCTTTATGATAGAAGATTTGGAGCCCTTAGAATTAGTTCATCCTCTTATATATTAGTAAATAATATTGAGTTTTCCGTTGGGCACATATATTTATTATCATAAATACGTGCCTAATGGAATATACAAGAATTTACAACCAATTAATAGAAAGGGCTCAAAGTAGAACCTTAGAAGGCTATACTGAAAAACATCATATTATCCCTAAATGTCTAGGAGGAAGTAATGATAAAGAAAACCTAGTAGAATTAACAGCAAGAGAACATTTCTTATGTCATATGTTACTTTGTGAGATTCATCCTAAAGAAAACAAACTAAAACATGCTTTGTTTTTAATGTCTATTGGTAAACAAAGAATTAAAGAAAATCATTATGTTATAGGTTCTAGAGTTTATGAAAGACTTAAAACTGAATATTCTCAATTTTTAGCAGGTAAAAAACATTCAATTGAAACTTGTTTAAAAAAGAGTAAAGTTATGTTAGGGATTTGGGAAGATAAAACCCAAGAAGAAAAATCTAAGATAGGGCAAAAAATATGGGATACTAGAATTAAAAATGGGACTACTAAAGTTAAAAGTATTAATAGAAGTAAAGCATTAAAAGGTCGAGAAATCACTTGGGATAGGGGACTTAATAAAACTATACTCCAATTTGATAAACATGAGAACTTTATTAAAGAATGGTCTAGTATATCAGAAGCTCAAAAACAAATAGGAGGAGATATAAAATCAGCTTTAAAAGGTAGATCAAAAACTGCTGCAGGTTTTATTTGGAAATACAAAAAATAATTATTATATTAAATAAAAAATAAATGAAAAATACTTTCGTTATATCATGCCCCATAGATTGCTATGCTGGCTATGGAGCACGCTCACGTGATTTAGTTAAAGCGTTAATTAATCTTGATAAGTACGATGTTAAAATATTACCACAACGTTGGGGAAATACACCTTGGGGATTTATTGAACATCATCAAGAAGAATGGGGATTCTTACAACCTCATATTATACAAGGTCAAATGACTCAACAACCTGATATTTGGGCTCAAATTACAGTACCTAATGAATTTCAAACAGTTGGAAAATATAATATTGGGATTACTGCAGGTATTGAAACTACAATCTGTGCTCCACAATGGATTGAAGGTATGAACAGAATGAGTTTAAATTTAGTATCTTCAGAACATGCTAAAAAAGTATTTCAAGAAAGTAAATTTCAAAAACAAGACGAAAAAACTAAACAAGTTGTTGGTACAGTAGAATTAACTGCTCCTATTGAAGTATTATTTGAAGGAGTAGATATTACTAAATACTTTCAATCACCTTTACCTAAAGATTCTGAGATTAAAAATGCTCTAGATAATGTAAAAGAAGATTTTGCTTTTCTATTTGCTGGTCATTGGTTGCAAGGAGATTGGGGTCAAGACAGAAAAGATGTAGGTGGTTTAGTTAGAATGTTTTTAGAAGCATTTAAAAACAAATCTAAGAAACCTGCTCTTATATTAAAAACTATGTCAGGCCCTACTAGTATTGTAGATAGAGATAATATCTTGAAAAAAATAGATACTATAAGACAATCTATGCCTACTAAAAACTTACCTAACATCTACTTATTTCACGGTGAAATTTCAGATGATGAAATGAATCAACTATATAACCATTCTAAAATTAAAGCAATGGTTAGTTTCACTAAAGGTGAAGGATTTGGTAGACCATTACTTGAATTTACTCAAACTAAAAAACCTGTTATTGCTTCAAATTGGAGTGGTCATTTAGATTTTTTAAATCCTGAATTCACTTCATTAATACCTGGTACTTTAACTAATATTCATCCATCTGCTCAAGTACCTGATATGTTAATTGAAGGGTCTCAATGGTTTACTGTAGATTATGGATTTGCTGGAGGGTTATTAAAAGATTATTTTGAAAATTATAAAAAATATCAAGATAATGGTAAACGTTTAGCTCATTATTGTAAAACTAATTTCTCATTTGAAAAGATGCAAAAAAAACTAGATACAATATTAACTACTAATGTACCTGAATTTCCAAAACAAGTACAATTAAAATTACCTCAACTAAAAAAAATTGAGTTACCTACTTTAAAAAAAATAGAATAAATGAGATCCTTAACAATACTAGCAACTGAGGTTTACCAGGCATTAGGTAAATATTCAAACTTAACAAAAAAGAAAGAAGCTACAAAACAATACCTTCTTACTGAAATATCTCAATGGGGGGTAAGAAAATTAAACCAAGGTAATATTATAATATTCAAACCAAAAGAATTTAAAGGAACTAACGATAGTTCTCCTTTTGAAGTTAGGTTAGTGTATGATCCAAGTGATAATTTTTGGGAATTAAAATTTGGAAATCTAAATGCACCTACTCCTGAAGAGCAGTTTAAGTGGGATGATAATGATCCAAATCGATTACCTAAAGCAATATTTTTACAGAAAGTAATGAATAATGAGATAATTCCTTTTTTAAATAGTACTGATAGTGAGGGTATAAAATTTGAACCCTATGATGGAGACGGTCTTGAAGATGATAGATTAAGTTATTTTCAAAACATGTTTAGAAAATTAAATAGTAGTGAGTTTGAATTTAATAAAGGGTACTCTGAAGATGATAGTGCTTGGTACATAACTAAAAAAATATAATAAAATGAAAGATAAATTAGATATTTGTCCAAAATGTTCTTCGGACGCATGTTATGTCACTCCTGTAAACGAAATAAAAAACAATTATTTTTGTTTTGGATGTGGATTTCAAACAAATGATCTAATGAAAGAAGGTGAATTTGATTTTGAAACATACGAAGAAACTTTACCTGAACTCTACAAAGATCTCAAAAATACTGACTCAGAAAAACGAGTATGGTACCCAATTACTATTAATATTCAGGATAAAGGAACGGTATTTGCCAATGGTAAAAACAAATATGATTGGCAGTGGGCAGGTGTAAAAGCAATCGAAGTAAACGAAGAAGAAAAAGGTAAATTTAAAATACCTGGTACTGAAGAATATTATACCCATAAAACTGATATTAAATCTTTGAAGAATTACTCACAAAGTGACTTTATTGAAGCACTCGACTATATTTCTTTCTTTTCAGAATAATATGAGAATTTCTTACGCTATACCTACATGTAATGAACATGAAGAATTAATGAGATTACTAAGCATTCTCGTCACTAATAAAAGAGACGAGGATGAAATAGTAGTTCAATGTGATCAAGGTAATACTACACCTGAAGTATATCAAGTACTAGATCAATTTTATGGTAGAATAAGTGTTATAGAATTTCCATTAAAAGGTAATTTCTCAGCATTTAAAAACAACCTTAAAAAACATTGTACTGGAGAATGGATAATGCAATTAGATGCAGATGAGTATATTAAAATTGAGTTTCTACAAAATTTACACTTAATTTTACAAGATAATCCAACTATTGATGTATTTTTACTCCCTAGAATTAATACTGTAGAAGGATTAACTCAAGAACATATCAATAAATGGAGATGGAATGTAAATGAGAAAGGATGGGTTAATTTCCCTGATTTACAACCTCGTATACTTCAAAACTCACCAAAAATTAATTGGGGCAATAAAGTACATGAGGTATTAATGGGTCATAATACTTGGGCTACTTTACCCTTGGAGGAAGATTATTGTTTATATCACCCAAAACAAATCGAAAGGCAAGAAAGACAAAATAATTTATACGATTTATTATGATATCAGAAATATTTTCCAATCCTGATGGTGATTTTATTATTTTCCCAAATGATGCTATATCTCAACATATTAAACAAGATAAACTTTGGGAACCACATTTTAAAACTGTTATTGAACATTTTATTTCTCCTGGAGATACCGTTGTGGATTGTGGGGCAAATTTTGGTTATAATGCTGTTCTTATGGGAAAAAGACTTAATAATCAAGGTTTATTAGTAGCATTTGAGCCACAAAGGATTATCCAACAACAATTAAATGGAAATCTTATTTTAAATAATATCTTTAATTCTTTAACTTATCAAGTAGCTTTAGGAGATGGTTCTCAAACAAAGACTACAATGAGGCCCGTAAATTATGAAGATTCTTGGGTAAATATAGGAGATACTTCTATTGGAGAAGGAGGTGAAGAAGTAAATGTTTATGCTTTAGATGATTTTGAATTTGATAAAGTAAATTTTATTAAAATGGATGTTCAAGGGTATGAATTATTTACTCTTAAAGGTGCTGAAAAATTACTTAATACCAATCAACCCGATTTGTTTATTGAAATAGAACCTCATCAATTAGCTAAATTTGATATTACTGAGGTTCAATTAATAGATTATATTAAATCACTAGGTTACAGAATGTTTAAAATAAACAATGAATATCCCTGTGATCATATTTGTACCATTAATAATATAGATAAAATTGAAATTTTAAAAGATATTTTACCATTAGTTGAAGTATGAAAGAAATAATATTTTTTGACCCTAACTTAAATGAAAGGGGTACTAGTATAGCAACATATGATTATGCTCATTATAATAAAACCATATTAGGGAATAAATCAATTATTGTTTCTTTAAATACAGCAGAGTTAAAAAGTTATAAAAAATTTAATAAACGTTTTGAAACTCATATACTAAACTCATTTTTAGATATTCAAAAAATTCAAGGTGATTATTTTTATTCTTTAAAATATGGATTTAATGATGGAAATTTTCATCCAAATGCTAAAAATTTAGTTCATGCTGTTTTCCCTTCCCATAATCCACATGGAGATGTCTATGCATATATCTCTAAATGGTTGGCTGAGTCTCATGGGAAAGGTCAACCCTATGTCCCTCATATGATAAATTTACCTGAAATTAAAGAAAATTTTAAAGAATTTTTAAATATAAAGGATCAATTAGTAGTAGGTTGGTATGGGGGTAATAATTTTGAAATTCCATTTGCAAAACAAGCAGTAATTAATATTGCCCATAAACGAGATGATATTATATTTTTATTTATGAATCAAGATTCATTTTGTGATGTGCCTAATATTATTTTTATTGAAGGAACAATCAATCAAGAGCAGAAAGCAGCTTTTATAAATACTTGTGATATTATGATTCATGCCCGAGAAAGAGGTGAAACTTTTGGGTTAGCTATAGCTGAGTTCTCATCAAAAAACAAACCTATCATAACTTACAAATTATCCCCAGAACGAAATCATATTGAAATACTTCAAGATAAAGGTATTTATTATTCAAATTATAATGAATTATATAGTATATTAGATGGTATAACTCATAATGATATTACCCAAAAAGAATGGAATTGTTATCAAGAATTTACTCCTAAAAAAGTAATGAAACAATTTAATAATGTATTTTTAAAATGAAAATACTCTATATAACCAATCACATTGACATAGCAAAAGCCAGTGGGGGATTTATAAATGACTATCAAAACGATCTTGTATTCTATGGTTTAAGAGAATTATTTGGTGATGATGTTGTTGATAGTACTCAAATTGTATCACTCTATAAAGAATATGAAAATACTATTAATCCTCAACACTTATGGGGTGGTATGACTGCTTTTTGGCTAATTGGGGATAACAATATAGATAGAACTAATATTGAAGAAAAAATTAAGGATCAATACTATGATTTAATAATTTATGGTGCTATTAAACGTTGCAAAAATTATTATGATTTAGTCTCTAAATACTACCCACCCAATAAAGTAATTTTAATTGATGGTAATGATGAATCTGATTTAGATCCCCTATATGAGAAACATTTGTATTTTAAAAGGGAATTAATCACAGATCATCCTAACCTATTACCTATAACATTTGGAATACCAACTTGTAAACTATCAGATACAACTACTCCTAAAACCCAAGAATATGCTACTTGCATTCCAGGCCAACCTGAGACTTATATTTTTAAAACTGAACAACCTTATTATGAAGACTATCAAAAGTCATTTTATGGGGTGACAATGAAAAAAGCAGGATGGGATTGTATGAGACATTATGAAATACTAGGTAATAATTGTGTCCCATATTTTGTGGGATTGGAAGATTGTCCTAAAAACACTTTAGCTAACTTACCTAAAGAATTACTCTTAGATGCAAAATATCTAGCAGAAAATTTTGATTCCACAAAATACTTTCTTATATTAAACGAGTTATTTAATTATACTAAAAATCACTTAACAACAAAAAATATCGCTAACTATATATTATCAAAAATATGATTCAATTAGAAGACATTCAAAAACTAGTAGGTAATCATTTACCACCTTATTTACTTAACAGTAAGAAATTTACACCTGGTGAAAGTACTGTATGGTATTCAGGTCCCTATTGGGATAATAAAGAAATTGAAGCTGCTATAGATACATTTTTAAATGGAGCTTGGGTTACAACTGGAGCTAAAGTTAATCGTTTTGAAATGAAATTTGGTAAAAAATTTAAAACCAAATACTCTCATATGGTTAATTCAGGTTCATCTGCTAACCTAGTATTGATTGCTGCCTTGAAAAAACGATTCAATTGGACTGATGGAGATGAAATTATAGTATCACCTGTGGGTTTTGCAACCACTATATCAGTAATCGATCAAAATAGATTAAAACCTGTATTCATTGATATTGAATGGGATACTTTAAATTTTGATTTAAATTTAATTGAAGCCAAAATTACATCTCGTACTAAAGCAATCTTTGTATCACCTGTGTTGGGTAATGCTCCTGATTTTGATAGGTTAGTAGAAATAACTCAAAAACATAATATATTATTAGTTGGTGATAATTGTGATAGTTTAGGTTCTAAATGGGGGGATAAATACTTAAATGAGTACTATGTTGCTTATTCAAATTCATTTTATCCATCACATCACATGTCAACAGGTGAAGGTGGTATGATTTGCACCAATGATGAGGAACTTAAAAAGTTAATCATGAGTTATTCATGGTGGGGTAGAGCTTGTTACTGTGTAGGTGCTGCTAATTTACTGCAGCAAGGTAGTTGTGGATGTAGATTTGGTAGACATTTAGAAGGTTATGAAAATGATATTGATCATAAATATGTCTTTGATAACATGGGTTATAATTTAAAACCACTAGATTTACAAGGTGCAATTGGTTTAGTACAATTAGAAAAACTAGATGAAATTGATACCAATAGAAAAAATTCTAAAGAAAGATTAGACAAAATCTTTACTAATAACATACCAGGACTTAGAGCTATTCATTCATTAGATAAAGCAAGTACTAATTGGTTTGGAACTCCATTTATATGTGATGATCCAGGTTTAAAACATAAACTAGTTCAGCATTTAGAAGAGAATCTAATCCAAACTAGAAATTATTTTGCCGGTAACATATTAATGCATCCTGGTTATAAACATTTAGGTGATTATAAAGAATTTCCTGAAGCTAATAAAGTGTTAGATAAAGTATTTTTTATAGGTGCTGCACCACATTACACTGAAGAAGTATTTAATTATGTTGAAGAAGTAGTTAAAAAATTTAATAAATAAAATGGATTTACAATCTAGTATAAAATCACAAGGTAAGTACGTTACTCAAATTATCCATTTTATATATGGTGATAAACGTACTTTTGAGAATATAGAATCAACAACAGTAAAGCAAGGTCAATTTACTAAATTATTAACTAAAGATGGTAGAATGATTTTAATAAATGATAAAAATGTTCTTTGCATTGAAATATTTCCAGAATGAAAGTAGTTATTTTAGGTGATGGATTACTAGGAAGTGATATTCATCAAATAATGGGATGGGATATGATATCTAGAAAGCAAGATGGTTTTGATATTACACAACCTGAATTGTTTTATAAGTATTTTATAGAGAGTTATGAAGGGGTTGTTTTTACTACAAAATATGATGTTATAATAAATTGCATAGCAAATACTAATACTTATTCTAATGACCCTAATAACCACTGGGATGTTAATTATAAAGGAGTAGCAAATCTAGTTGATTTTTGTAATATACATAATATTAAATTAGTACATATATCATCTGATTATGTTTATACTAACTCTATAAATAATGCTTCAGAGAATGATATTCCTATTCATGGTAATAATTGGTATTCATATACAAAATTGTTAGCTGATGCTTACATTGAATTAAAATCAAATAATTATTTAATTTGTAGAGGTACTCATAAATCAAAACCTTTTCCTTATGATAAAGCCTGGGTAGATCAAATAGGTAATTTTGACTATGTAGACTGTATAGCTACTTGGATTATTGCTTTAATAACAGCAGATGCTAAAGGGTTATATAATGTAGGTACTGAAGTTAAAACCATGTATGAGTTAGCTGAAAAAACAAATCCTAATGTTAATGCTGCTTTTAAACCTAAAAATGTTCCCTCAAATACAACTATGAATATTAATAAATTAAAACAATGCTTATTAAAGAATTAATCAACAAATCAGTATATGGTACCATAGGTTATATCTCTTCTCAAGAAGATATAGATACTTTAGAGCAATATTTAATATATAACTTACCTGTATTAAAGGAATTTAAACATATTATTGTAGCCACTAATTATAAGGAATTTGATTTAAACTTAATTAACAGACATATTGATATGTGGGAAAGGTATTTTCCTAATGTTAGGTTAATAGATAATGAAGTAAATAGGGGTCATAATCATGGTTATGCAGATTTAGATAATTTAATATTTGATTTCTGTAAAAAAAGTAATATAGATTGGTTATGTAAATCTGCAAATGATACTATATTAATGGATATTCTTTTTGAAAAAGAAATACCTGAAGTTGATTTTTATTATTTAAATGGGGTGGGTTATGGGGGAATGGTTAAATATAATTTTGATTTTGTAAGAATATTAAATGAAGATTTTTATCCACAAACTAATTTATATTTTATAAATGTTTCTAAATGTGATTATTTAAATAATCAAGAATATTTAGATAAAACTTATAATCACCTCCAAACCCTAGAAAATTATAATGGTAAAATATGGGAACACCTCCCTGGATGGAGTTGTGAGGATTTTTTAAAAAATTGTATCCAACGAAATAATTTATCAAAATTCCATTTGATATCTGAAGAAAAATACTTATATTTACTCAAAATAATTAAAGATGATGTCATACATGATTGTAGTCATAAAAATCTACTAATAGAAGGGATATGTCACATGCATTATAAAGAACAACTAATGACTATAATATGAAAATAATTTATAGAATATCCGATGCAGGTTATAACAAAATAAAACCTGATTATATTAATAATGAATCCTGCCTAAAAAATTTATGTAATGTGTTTTTTGACCATATTCATGATATATTAATTATAGCAGATAACTGTAGTGAGAATACTTTAAATATGATTATAAAATATATTGACCCAGTTAATATAGAAAAAGTATCCATAGGTCATGGAGCAGGAACATTTAATTTAGCTTTAGATAAAGCTTTAAAATATAATGATGATGAGATAATCTACTTTGTTGAAAATGATTATTTACATAAACCCGGATCTGATAAAATATTAGAGGAAGGTTTTAATTTAGATCCAGCTTTTATATCACTCTATGATCATCCCGATAAATACATGACTCCATCACAAGGGGGAAATCCATATTGCGAAGGTGGAGCTGAAGACACCAGAGTTTACTTAACAGACTCAATCCACTGGAAAATAACTAATGCTACTACTATGACATTTGCTTCTAAAGTTAGTACCTTAAAAAAAACAGAATCAACATTAAGGAAATATACAACTGGGACTTATCCACAAGATTTTCATATGTTTTTAGATCTAAGAGATCAAAATGAATTACTAATTACTCCATTACCAGGGTATTCAACACATGGAGAAACAGCATGGCTAACCCCTTTAACAGATTGGAATAACATATGATAACAGTAGTAATACCAACTTATAAAGAACCTGAAGCATTAGACTTATGTCTTAAATCAGCTATAACGGGACAGTTATATAAAAATCAGATTATAGTTGTAGTAGATGGTTACTATGATGTTAATAAGGAAGTATTAGATAAATACTCTAATGATATTGAAATCCTAAATCTTGAAGAGAATGTTGGGATGATACGAGCAATGAACTTTGGTCATTGTAATGCTAAATTTGATTTAGTATTTCATGTTCAAGACGATAATATATTTCCTACTAATTGGGATAAGTACTTACTAGAGGCCTATCAATCTAATTCAGTATTATCCCCAAATCAAATTGAACCTACTCATAGCATGTTTAGACAGTTTGATATTAAGGATTTAGGTCGTGATCCTAAAACGTTTGATTTGAAAGCGTTTTGGGCTTATGAGATTAATAATAGGAGAAATGAAACTACAGAAGAAGGTTCAACATTCCCATTTTTAATCTCTAAAATAGACTATTTAAAAATTGGGGGGTTTGATGAAACATACCCTGGTCCATGGACAGTTGATTGGGAATTTTTCTTGAAATGTCAATTAAATGGAATGAAGATGCTAAGAACATATAATTGTAGTTTTTATCATTTTGTATCATTAGGTACTGCTCCTACTCCTGAGAAACAGCAAGAAAAGCAACTTATAGAACAAGAATGCTTTAATTATTCAATATATAAATGGGGGACTAACATTAAACATAATCCTTTAAATAATTTAAAATATCTTTAATATTTATACCAAAATTAACAACATGGAATACAAATTACGTGATTTCTTTCTAAGTGAAGAATTTCTTAAAGAAGAAGGTGAATTAAACTATAACGCTACTATTGGTGGTGAAAGCTTTAAAGTAGTAGTAGATGTAAATAAAAACCCAACTAAAAAAGGTATTAAAGTTAAATTTTTTCCTGTAAATGAAAATGGAGAAGTATTAACTAATCTAACACCTGAAGAAGTTGATTCACTACAAAGTTCAATATCAACAGCAGTATCTAAAAAATTCGTTGACTATGGTTTAGAATTTGATAGAGACACAGACGCGCCTGATAAAATGGCTGCTAACTTCCAAATCCCATTAGATTCAGTATTTACCTTTATTAAAGATAAAGTATTGGGTGGAAGTATGGAAGGAGAAGCTCAATCAACAAGTTCTGATAATGAAGAGACACCTGCCTAACATATTATTAAAGGAGTATAGTACAAGGGGTATTTTAGATACCCTTTTTGCTCCTAAAATACAACATTCTATATTTGAAAACGTTGTAGACGGGATGAAACAGGCCATTAAAGATAATAAAAAAGAATTTACGGTATGTGCTATACCACAATTAGAAGCTAATATAATAATAACTAAAGAAAATTATTTATCTACACTAAAATCTTCATTAGAATACTTTATTAGAATAGAGGATTACCGTAAATGCTCCCAAATTGATAGTTTATATAAAGAATTAGAAAAAAATGGATCCCAACCTACAAAATAGTCTTCAAGAAGCATTTGAACAGTTACTTAATTCTCCAGTTTTAATTAAAAAACAAAGACGAAATAAGGCATTCAAAAAGAAAATTCTATTTATATCACTTATAGAACAATATGAAAAAGCACTTAATAAATCTGCTCGATTGCAAAGTGAATTTGGATTAGATCTATTTGAATACGAGGAACCATTCTATGGAGTTATAGATAAATTAATGTTATTAACTTGGGGAACGAACGTATATGAATTAATTACATTCTATTTATATGAACGTGCCAATTTAGATGGTACAATAAATTACTTGATTGAAACTAAAGAAGATGGAACTGAAGTAGAAATATTTCTAAAAACAGCTGAAGATCTTTATAATTATTTATCCCAAATAATACCCGACTTTTTAAACGAAAAATAAGTTATATGGCTCATCCAAATGATTTTCGTAAGGGTCCAAAACCAAAAATATACTCAAAAGAAGATTTGTTACGTGCAATGAAGGTTACTAAAAGTATTAGAGCAGCAGCTCGATACTTAAATTGTTCCTACCAACATATTAAACCATATTTCAAATCATTCAGAGTAGACGATAACGATCCTAACTCACCAACACTATTTGATGTTCATAAAAATCAAGTGGGTAAAGGTATTCCTAAATTTCTAAAACATCATGGTAGAGACCCTGACCTACAAAAAATACTATCAGGAGAATTATACACCGAGTCATTTAGTATAGATAAATTCAAACGTAGATTAATTCAAGAAGCAATATTAGCTGAAGAATGTACTTGTTGTGGATTTAAGGAACAACGTGTATCAGATTATAGAGTACCATTGTTAGTTAATTTTAAAAATGGGAATAAACGAGATTGGAAACAGGATAACTTAGAGTTTCTATGCTACAATTGTTATTATTTAACTATCGGAGATATATTTACTCCTAAACAAATACAAGGTATAGAAGACACATACGAAATACCTAAAATCCAAGAAGTTAAATGGGAAATGGATGATGCAATGTATGAGCAATTCAAATCATTAAATTTATTAGACGAAAACGATGATAAAGATGAAAATGATGATTTTGTATCATACAATGACTAAAAACTTGGATATTTAAGATTTTTTTCGTATATTTAAGTATAAATTTAAAAAAGAAAGGTTATGTTATACAATGTTTCAAATACTTGGAATTGTGGTTTTATGGAAGATTATACAGTACATTCTAATACTGCTATTACTATAGATAACCCCAATGTAAGAACATCTATAGTTCAAGTTCACAAATACCAAATTGAATCCTTAATTCCACCAAGTTTAATAAACACACTTAGTGGTAGATATATTGTTCCTGGTTGGGTACCATGTCACCCAAATACTGAATTGAGTGATATAAAATGGGCACAAAAGATATCAAAACAAGAACAAGTAAAAGAAATTGATACTTGGAAATTCAAATCCTCAAGTGGGGATGGAGAATATGTTACTAAACGAAATGGATTCAAATTTAGTTGCAATTGTCCAGGAGTATGGAGAGCTAAGGACAGAGAATGTAAGCATATAAAAGAAGTAAAAAGTTTGGTTAAGTAAAATTTTTTTCGTATATTAAGGTTATGAAAGTAGAAAGACGAGGTAGAATAGCTGAAAACGATACTCCTATTTTACAATACACACAAGAATTTAAAGATCATAATGGCGAAACATTTATTTGGGAATGGGATAAAAACATTAACCCACAAGGTCCTTTAAGTGTCACTATCAAAGACCCTGTATGGGGTGTATTTGATAGAAAAGAAGCACAATTAAGTGCTTTAAAAAGTAAATATGAGCCTAAGAAAAACGAAAGAAAAACTCGTATTACTAAAGCTGATAAGGAAGCAATTGAAACATTAGAAAAGGAGTTATGTGAAATATTTTATAACCATTTCCCTTCTGACCGTCCTAAAGTAAGAAAACCTCGTAAAACCAAATAAATGAAAACCAAAAAATTAACATTAAAAGACACAGATGACTTAATTGAATATACTGAATCACACCCAGAGGTTATTCATATTCAAACTTATGAGATGTTAAATCATCTTTGGAAGAAAAATAAAAAAATTTCAATGGTTGATCTATTTATTGTTACCTTAACTGAGGATGAAGAAATGGATGAGGTTATTTTAACAGTTAATGAAGATGAATGGGAACCTGCTTTAGAAATGGGGTTAGTATACTTCGAAGAAGTAGAAGATTATGAAATGTGTATTAAAGTAAAAAAATTATTAGAAACCTTAAATTAAATTAAAAATGAGTTTTGTAATATTTATACTCGTAGTGTCGGAGCTACATATATAAAATATTAATTTAGAACCTATAGCAAGTAGAGACTCCGACCTCGAAAGCTGTAGGTTTCTTATTTCAAATGAAAAAATGTAGTAAATGTAAAGAATTAAAATTATTTAGTGATTTCTGTAAAAAGGTAAAAAGTAAGGATGGGTTACAAAGCTGGTGTAAGAAATGTAATAATGAGGAGACATTAATAAAAAGATTACAAAATAAATTATCTCTCCCTTTATTACCTCTTAATCATAAAAAATGTAGTAAGTGTCT